TGCCGTTTGGCTCGCGGTGTTAAATTGTAAGTATATCATTTATGGTGTAAATTTAACAAAAAAGGTGGGCAATTTACCCACCCTTTTTTATAAACAATTAAACTCCCAATAATTAATAAGCAGGGCTTACTGTTGCGTTCGCAATATTGTCAAACGGATTGGTTGTGTATGGTTCAACGAACGCCGCTTGCTCAACACATTCAGCCATAAAGGTCAAAGTGTGTCCAACGAAGTCACCCTTCGCACCACCTGCCGTAATCGATCCAGCACTTACCTCTGCACCTTGATCCAATCCCATCATGTGGATGCGATCGTTCATGTCACGAACGAAGATAATAAGACGGCGATTGCGCACCATTTTACCAAGTTCCGTGCGATACGTTGGCGCAAGGTCAGATAGTTGAATAGTCAACGTCTGAGTGAAGAATACGGATTGAGTATCGCTCGACGCAGTCACTTCCTGAGTGAATACATTAGCGTTTGACTTCAATTCGTAGCGGTACAATGTAGCCGCTGCAAAGTCGGTCACTTGATCCGTTCCATCATAGGTCAATGAATCTTGTAAGATTCTCCAATCAGCGAAGAATACCTCTTTGATACCTCCGACTTGATTTTTACAATCGAGCAGTCTGCCCGTAGTTAATGCACATGCCATGTGTGTGTGATTTTATTAAAAAAACGGGGAGTACTTACCCTCCCCGTCTTTATGATTAAGGTTTGTAGAAAGCAATCTCGTTGCCACGTCCGTACTGAACGGCTGCAAAGAAGTCAGCTGAGAAATTCACGTTCTTAGCTCCAGTCACGTTGCGCTGATCGAGCACTACGATGTTGTTCATGTCGCTTTCTTTGTTCGTTCCAAACCAAAGGTTGGAAGCCTGAGCGAATACCATCACGTTGTCGCTCATACCTGGGCATTCGATGATGTCGTATGAACCCTGCCATGTCATGCGAATAGCATCACCTGATTGGAACAAGTTGTTGTTTCCAAGAGCAGATTGAGCGTTTCTCCACGCCTCAGCAACGTTGGAAGCAACGTACAACTTTGGCTTCTCAGGAGCGCGACGAACGCGAACAGGCAATGTAGCGATCACAGTTGCGATCTCAGCTACTACGTTTGCATCGGTGATAGCCACGGGAGTAGCTACGTCAAGAACGGCAGCGTCTGCGGTAAACAAGGCTTGGAAGCCATCGAAAGCACCTGAGCCTGCGACACCCTGCCAAATCATTGTTTCCATGATTGCGCCGATGTTGCCTGCCATTGTAGCGATCAAAGCATCAGCAACTGATCCTAGTTCACCATTTTGTGCGGCCAATGCTTCCCAGTCTTGCAAGAAAGTCAATGTGCAAAGTTGACGTGGCATTGCAAGGTCAACAAGTGTCAACGTGCGCTCGTCAATATCAACCGTACCCGTTGGGGTAAAGTCGCAAGTTTGATCGGCGAAAGTTGTCGCGCTATCGGTCAATCGACGCACTTTCAATTTGCCCGGCACGTTCTCTTTTACAGTGATGTGCTTTGTGGTTTCTGCTGCGAGAAACGCTTTGAGATTCCATTCACCTGCGGCAACGCCTGCGTAGGTGGTAGTGAGATTTGTAGTTGTAGCCATTATGCTATTTTATTTTTCTTTTTTGTTGTTGGTTAGTTTTGAAATTGAGCCAACACACGCTCAGTGTAAGTCATTTTTTCAAATGGCTTTACTGATGGTTGGTCATCTGATTTTTTCGCCTTAGCGAGTTCGGTTTTGTCTTTTACTGATGTGGTAGCGGCTTGCTTTGACAACTCAGTCACCTTCTTTTCAGAAGATGCAAGTTTGCTAGTCAATTCAGCGTTTGAAACCTTTAACGCTGAAAGCTCAGTGGCTTGCGTAGCGTTTGAAGTTTCAAGTGCATTTACACGCTCAGCTAATTGGCTGATGATCTCGGTCACTTCGCTAGACATTTCTTCGGTCTTAGCAGTGATCGATACGATCTTGCCGTCAGCTACGTTTACCACGGTGCCATCTTCTAGCGTATGATCGCCATCGGGTGCAGGGATAACCTCGCCATCGATAGTCACGTAGATTTCTACACCTTCTGCAAACTCGTCAGCAGGCGTACCTACTTCGATACCTTCGATTGTTCTAGCCATAGCCGCAAGTTTTACCTTTGCTGGCTCTTCAACATTCAACTTTACGTTGAACTTGTTTAGGATTTCTTGGATTTTATCTTTTAACATTGGTATTGTTTTATGATATATCCGACCTAAGTTCAATTGTGTTTTATTGTAAATTTTTCTTTGCATTTTTTAGCCTAACTTTGTGCTATGCCTTACGTTTCTAAATTCAATGAACGGCAAGAGATTGCAATAAGCTACCTATCCCCTAGCAGCGAAGTAGAACAAATACTCTACGGCGGTGGGGTGTATGGTGGTAAGTCATGGCTAGGGTGCTATTGGCAAATACTTAGGCGATTGAAGTACCCTAACACCCGTGGACTTATTGGCCGTGCGGAATTAAAAAAACTCCAACTTTCCACGATGAGTACATTTTGGGAGTTATGCACCAAGATGGGCTTAGCGCCTAATAAGGATTACACCTACAACGGCCAACTCAACCGAATAACATGGTTTAATGGGTCCGAAACTATACTCATGGACATGGCTGACACTCCGAGCGATCCAGACTTCCATCGGTTCGGATCACTTGAACTCACTGACTACTTTCTCGACGAGGCAGCGGAGATAAGCGCAAAGGCCGTCGAGATTCTCGATACCCGTGTGCGCTATAACCTAGTGAACGGACGGCCCAAAGGATTGATCACTTGCAACCCGACGAAGGGATGGCTATACAATGACTTTTGGACACCATACAAAGAAGGTAAGTTGCCGCCCCATAGAGCGTTCGTCCAAGCGTTATTGAAGGATAACACCATCGTACCGAATGAAGCCTACCAAAAGAAGATGGAGAGGCTTAATGAACGTGATCGCAAACGTCTACTCGATGGTGATTGGGACTATGACGATTCACCCGACAAGCTATTCGACTACGATGCGATGCTGCAAATGTTCAACACAACCGAACCAACGGGCGAAGGTTTTATAACGTGCGATCCTGCGGCCATGGGTAACGATAGGACGATTATAATGATATGGAAGGGGATGCACTGCACCAAAGTAATTGAACACGTCCACAAGTACCCTCACGAGGTTGCTAATATCCTTCGTGAACTGGCATCTAGTCACTCAATAAAACTCAACAACGTGCTAGTGGATAGCGACGGACTAGGAATAGGGGTAAAAGGAATCCTCGGCTGTCGTGAGTTTTTGAACGGATCAAGCGCGATTGACAAAGAGCATTTTTTCAACCTCAAATCTGAGTGTTATTTCAAGTTATCGGAGGCCATCGGTATGAATCGGATTCATTTCAGCGACCATTCACAACGTGACAACATCGTAAAAGAATTAGATTTGGTTCGGGACGCGAGCAAAGAAGATAAAAAGAAGCAAGTGTCTAGCAAAGATCAGATAAAGGCAAGGCTTGGACGTTCACCTGACTACGCTGATGCGCTCATGATGCGCATGTATTTCGAGCTACGTCCGAACTACGGCAAGTATTCGTTTTAAGGCAAGAAAAAACCTCCCAAGTATGCTGCTAATAAGGCAAGCCTGGGAGGTATATTTGTTGCGGGGGTAGGATTCGAACCTACGACCTGAAGATTATGAGTCTTCTGAGCTACCAACTGCTCCACCCCACGATGCAAATATAAAGAAAAAACCCCCGACGTTTCGGAGGTTTTATCTCAAATCATTGTACAAACAATTATACTAAAACAAACTTAAACACATACGCCGCAAATATACGGCTCATTCTTACAATTTGAAGATATCATGGAAAACTTCGCCCGTGCGAACGTCCATGTAAATCTCATTGTCGGTCTTTTTTCCATCTAGTGGCTTGTATTCCACACACATACCGATGGCAGCACGTTGGCCGTTGGCATCAAATGTCAAGATAACTTCGTCCTCGGTTTGTTGAATACCGAAAGAGTTACCCCATTCGATGCGCACTGGCTTCACTGATTCATTTTCAAATGCAATGTCTAAGCATTGACCATAGTTTCCCATACCTGAGAGATTTGGTGCAGGGTAGTCGGCGTTGGTCGAATCGTTATAAGCACGTAGGCGAACAACGAAGTCAGGAGTACGATTTGCGTATGGTGGTATGAGCGCACCAAAGTTGAACGTATTATCGTCCTTGCCGTTGAAGTAAACATTCGGAATCCACACACCTTCCTCTAATGGCTCAAAGTCAGTAGCCACGTTCAACAAATGAGTGTTTTCGCTTGGCGTTTCAAGTTCAAAAAGTTGGTAGCAATTTTCAGCAATCATTTCGGCAGTGATTCCCATAGCCAATAACTCAGAGCGTGTGAATGTCTTGTTGAATTTATGACGTACTACCTTTGGCTGCGATGTTTGGAAGGTCGTTGTATTGAAAACAACTAGGCCGATCAAACCTTCGTGTGGGCTTCCGTCATTGGCTGCGTTTCTGAACGCATTGTGATAAATGCGCTTGAATTTACCATTACTGAACTCCATTGTCTGCTTGCCCGTCCAAAACTCTTTACCCTCTTGTGGGCCAACCTCTACGACAAACGTACTGGCCTCTTTGGTGAGTAGGTTTCCATCCTCGGAAACTTCAAAGCCGTGGTTATTGACCAAAAGTCCAAGGTAGTTGTAAGACATCCACGCATCGTTTCGGCTCACGTTTGTTTTGGTCAGCTCATAGGTTGCCGTCTTGACCCATTTACGGGTGGCGCGATCATACGCCATTGTCACATTCTCTTTGAGTGCAGGTACCATTTGCTCGGCTTGTCTTAACCAACCATTGAACCGCGTGAGTTGATCGGGTATTCCGATCCTTTCTGTTGTTGTTTTCATTATTATGAATTTAGGGTTTAATTGTTTGGCGAAGATAACACCTTCTCAATCTCATTCAAGATTTGTTTCTCCTTGCTCAGTTGTGCGAACTCACCTTCGATGGAGAATCCACGAACCTCGCCCGTCTGAACCTTTGCCCATGCTTCGTCATTGTCGACTTTGACCCCAACGAACCACGTACCGATTGGATAATCCATACCAAAGTGAACGGACTTATCCGATTCACCTTCTTTGATCCATGATTCAACTACGGTCATGCCATTGAGTTTTAGCGTGTGTTCAATGGTGTGGTCTGATTGGTGTCCGTCTTTCATAAATTGCTGCGAAGCGTTGACGATGGTTTGTGCCGGGAACTCAATTAAATACTCTTCGCCCGTGTTTTTGTCAATGCGTAGGATCTCCTTGTCGGGGATCATGGCAGCACCAAACAACATACGACGTTCTTTGTCGACTTTCAAAAATACTTTTTGATCGGTTGACAATGCGATGAATTCAGCCTCCATCGCTGGCATCTCTACGATTGAGATGGCGTAAACTCCGACAACTTCATCGGATAGTCCATAAACAATTTTTTTTCTTTTCTTTTCCATGTGTCAAATTTATTATAATCTACGTAAATCTTGAATTTTAGCATTAGCATCTTGGGCATTACTCACACTTCCTGCGAGTACATAGGTTTGTGCGCCTTGCGCGGGCCTATTGTTGATAAATGACATATCCACGGGGTTGAATGTAGGTGTGCCTCCTGCCATCGACCCACCGCCTCCGAGTGAAGGTGCGCCCCCAGGTGATCCGCCGCCCGTTGCTCCACCGCCATCGAACTTCTGCGATGCTATCTTTTTGACGTTAGCCAAACCCGTTGCCACTACGAAAGCGGCAGCGATTGCACCCCTTACCACTGAGGATGGATCGAGTGGAATGATCTGCGAGTTGTAGGCTTGCATCGCCCCTTGATAGGTGCTGATCAAAGTCTGAGCGATAGATGCGGCCTTGCGAACCTTAAACGCCTTTTCTTGTGCCTTTTTTGATTGACCCTCGAATGCATCGGTTAAGGCAGAAAGCGTTTGAAAGCCATTGGCCGCAAGTTGGACGGTATCCTCTTGCCGCTTCTTTTTATCGGCTGCTTCTTTTTCGTCCTTCTCCTTTTGTTTGGCGTCCGCTTCGTCTTGATACTTTTTATTGATGGCCGCCTCTTCTGCCTTTTGCTGCTCAATTAAAGCAGTGGCATCTAGTCCGTATTGGTTAGCTAGTTGTATTTTTTCAAAGTAGCCATCCCTAAGAGCCTGCAACTCCTTATCCTGCGCTGATAAACTAGCTTGATATATTTCTTCAGATATGGCTTCCTCCGCATCTAATCGGTTTTTATCCGCTTCTTCCTGAGCCTTTCGCTCACGCTCTTGCCTTGCTAAACGCTCTTCCGCATCTTTTTTCTCTTTGGCCGCTTTTTTATCCGCTGCTTCCTTTTCTTTTTCAGCTTGTTTTTGAGCCGCCGCATTGGCTTCATCCCTTGCTTTTTTGTCAATGTTTTTTACTGCCTGACGATGGCCAGCGAGTTGATTTTCTAGCCCAAGCAATTTATCTTTTGCTGCTTGAATATCTGCCTCACCTTTTTTCTTTGTTTCTTCGGGATTGAAAACTTGATTAGCTAAGAAATTAATGCCTTGATCCAACATTTTAGCCAAACCAAAACCTTCTCCCAATACACCCAACTTCACAAGGCTATCACCTATTGCATCAATTTGCATAAGTACAAGTCGTAGTGGTGCGGTAATAAAATTGATTATTCCAACCAAAAAACCTTTGTTCCGTTGAGCTGCTTCAATCTGAGATTTTTGTATGGATTCCAAGCCTGCAATCACAACCTTTTGTTCATCGATTACCGCTTGCGTTCTAGCGATCTTCATTTCCAAAATCTCGCGCTCACTCTTGCCTTGTTCACGTAGGATATTTTCAGACTGCCCAATTAAATCAAGTTCACGTTGTGCTGCATTTGTGTTTTCTTGAGCAAGTGCAAGCGATTCTTTTTGAGCACTCGATACACCATCCACAAATCCTTTGAGTTCTTCAAAGTTCATGATGATGGCAGCCACTGCTGCACCTATCAAGAATATTGGATTTGCTAACAATGCCTTTCCTAGACTGGCAAATCCTTTTATCATGCCACCAATTTCTTGGGTGACAAGTTTTAGATTAATGTTCTTGACATTGCCTGCCATCGCCTTGGCACTATTGCCAACTCCTGAGAAGTCCATTGACAATAATCTACTACCAAGCGTTTGAGCGTTATTACTAAGGCCCTCGAACGCATTACCTGCGTTGTTCTTAATCGCATCAGCGGTGTCATTGATGGTATCCTTTAACTGACCCGCTTGCTTGGAAAGTTCTTGAAACCTCGCGCTATTGGGGTCAAGACCTTGCATCTCCACTTGCAATGCACGAAGTTGAGCTTTGAGCGATTGCGTAGCGTCCGATGTTTCAACGATAGCAGCTTCTACCGCATCAATGTTTTGAACGGCACCAGCGGCGTTGACTTCTAAATTAATTACTACATTATCAGCCATTGGAATAGTTTATAGGTTAGGTATGAGTAAAGTAAAACACTTGCGAGCGTGGTCAATCGCCAAAACCACTTATGTGCGCTCTTTAGCTTGTGGCTATTGGCTTTGATGAACTTATCAGGCATTGGGTTGCCTGCTTCCACCATCGCGCGGATGCGAGTAAAAGTCGTTTGGCCTAGATCGTCGGTATAGTTGTGTTCGGTCATTCTTTGATTTGGGTATAAGTTAAACTTGCCGCTATCTTAATATTGTTATGTGGATGGCCACCTCCACCCATTGACAAAGCAAAGCGATGTTGAAGCACGTTGGTAGTATGGTCGATATGCAATGTGATGTTATGCAAACCGCCAATGTCGTAATTGGTATGAATCGTTGAATGTTGCGCGATGTTGTTGGTTTTGTAGGCAGTAAAAGAGAACGAACATGAACGTGTGTCTATGATTAAATTCGTGGCTGGGTTCCATTGCAAGATTGAAATATTCAACGTACAATTCAATGCCGAATTTTCGTCAATTACTAGGTGCTTATTCGCTATCCCTTCGATAGTGATTGGAATTTGAGTTGAGTTGTTTACAAAATTACCCTCACCTATGTACGGAATAACCCCGTATTGAGA